TTGTTGGTGGATTAGACTTGGGTGGTTCTGGTGGGAACAACTCAGTTTGTATACCATCTGCTTCCCAGAACCATTCCTCTGGATCTTCACCCTTCATATGAGTGAACCCATAAAAAGAACCATCATCTCTTACATACAAGAAATGATGGTCATGTGGATTGAGTAACCACATCTGACGTATTTTGTCTGTGGTTTTGTACCCTATCTCTTCTTTAGTTAACTTCTTTACCTGAGATTTCATACACCTTTCTCTTCTGATGCTCTGGTATAATCTTATTTAATCTAACAGTAAGAAGACCATTTGTAAAGTCTACCTCGCTAACCTCAACATCATCAGATAGAGTCCATGTTCTAGTGAATGCTCTAGAGGCTAACCCTCTATACACATACTCATCAGTATCAGATTCTTTTTGTTTTCCTTCTACAGAAAGTCTATTAGACTCTGTAGTTACCTCAACATCTTCTTTCTTAAATCCTGCAATAGCAAGTTCTAATCTAAATCTTGTGTCTGTCTCTTTAACAAGATTATAAGGTGGATAGTTGACATCTCCTGTTTCAAAGGTAGAGTCAAGTCTTCTCATCCAATCCTCTAGACCTATGCTATTTCTATGAATAGTGTCAAGGTATTTTGCTGTCTCAGGAACTGAGAGCGTAAGTGAATTTGGACCAAACATAATAGACCTCCGTAAGCGTCTTTAGTTAATAGTGGACCCCTAAGGCATCCATTACTAATTATACACGAAAGTCTTTTTATTCAGGTGTGGTTTCCTGCACCTTATTCTTTTTACCTATATTATACTTCTGTTCTAGTATCCAATCACCCTTATCCTTATAAGAAAGAACCTTAATTTGGTTAAGAGGTGCTATATCAGAACAAGATTCTTCTTTAACTATACCAATCAATCCCCAATCAGAGAGTAACTTAGTAATACGATTTCTTCTCTGAACGTCATTAACTGTTAGATTAGCGTGCTTGCCATCTAATGCAAATAATTCTTTAAAGTGTACAAGGTAATATCTTCCTTGCTTATGAAGTATATGACAACTCTGATAAAGCTTCTTTTCTTTTCTGGATGCCACTCCTATTCTGGTCAAAGTCTCACGGACTTTTAAAAAATCATCAGGTTCATTTAATAAAACCTCAACCATCATATCAGGAGACCAGTTCACCTGTGGTTCTTGTGTAGTCATTGTGTTCCGCCAGTTTCAAGTCTTTGTTTAATAAAGTTCAATTGTTTTTTATCTAGAATTTTCAGTGCTTGGGATGCTTTTTCATTACTATACCCATAATACTGTTTGACACATTCTAAATCTGTGACTTTATCTTTTCTGAGCCAAGGAGAGAATCTCTTCCTTTTCCTCACACTATTTAGATAAAATGAATATTGCATATCCTTATCTAGGTTATGATACCTATTCATTTCATTAGAATACATTATGGTATCCAAAAATCCAGACAAGCATTTATTAACAATATATGGAGGATATGACTTTATATCATAGGACAAGTCTTCCTTATTAAAGTTGATAGAATTCAACCAATCTTTAAGTTCACTCACTCAACTAAACCCTCTTTCTTAAGTTTATCATAATTATAACATCCATCAAAACTTAATTTAATCTTAGAACCATAGTTCATCAAGATTAGTTCTTTCCTTTCCTTCTGTTCTCTCATATACTCCCCAACAGAACGCATAGTATATGTTAAATCAAACTCAGCAGCATTCCACTTACTAAATCTATCCTTAACTAACTGATCTGAGTTATAACTGATCATCATTGGAGTATCTATCTCATCACAATCTTCAGCAAACTTATCATGATCAAATTTCTTATGCATAGATCCCTTCTTCCCATAAAGATTATCCTTAATATCATATGGAGGATCTAGATACATAAACAATCCATCATGCATATCTGTTCTAAAACAATACTCATAAGAGTACTGATTAATATGCCAATGAGAAATTATTTCTGAATACTCTGGCAACTTCTCAATCCCTCTCATAGAGAAATTAGAATCACTTGCTTGTGCTGAGAATGAGGATGACTCTGTAAGACCAGAGAAACTACATTTATTTACAACATAGAAGGCAACTGCTCTTTCAAGATCAGTTTTAGTTTTATCATTAATAACATCTTTCATCTCTGCAAACAAACATCTAGCAGAGTCCTGATTGCAATTAGTAATCTTAAGATTTTTTAATTCTGTATATAACTCACCACCAAACATCTGAAGATTAGACCAGAAGTTAATCAATGGTTCATAAAGATCATTAACAGTAATCTTTAAGTGTGGATACATCTGACTGACATATATTGCCACACTCCCACCACCTAGAAATGGTTCTCTATACTCAGTATAATCCCTAAGATTAGGAAAGTATACACCCATCTTAGTGACTGCTCTAGACTTGCCACCAGGGTATCTCAAAGGAGTCTTTAAACCTTTCTTCATTTGAATTTACACTCCACCATAATTTCAGTAAGACATGCAAGCATGTTTATTTCTTGATCTGCGACGAAAGCAACCTGGTACTGATACTTAGCAATAACAAGAACAGCAGCAGGAATGGAAGAAGGAACCAAGGAATCTGAAAGACAATCGTAAATCCTACGTAATAAAACAGAAGAATCATTGTCCAAGTTATTGACACACCATTTACGTACTTCCGTAAAATTCTTTTCTTTGAGGTTTTTAATGAGATCATTTACACTGACGTCTGAGAATGTAGCAAGAATACCACTATCTATTTTACCACCAACTGAATATCTTTGACATTCATTTAATACTCTTCTCCAATCAGGGAAGTGATTATTAATTAATTCTGCTAGGACTTTCTTATCTGCTTCTATTCTTTCTTGTTCCAGAATTGAGTTAAGACGTTTGAAAAAGCATGTTGCGATATCTGCTTTTTGTTTTCCTTTGATTCCAAAATCGATGACCGCACATCTTGAATGGAGGGGCTCAATGATTTTATTTTTGTAGTTGCAGGTAAAAATAAATCTGCAGTTTGCGGAGAACTCCTCAATACTCGCTCTAAGAAGGAGTTGTACGTCGGGAGTGGTATTGTCTGCTTCATCGATGATGATGACTTTATGCTTCGACTCGCTGCTAAGAGAGACTGTAGAGGCGAAGTTCTTGGCGTTATTCCTAACAGTGTCAAGAAACCTACCTTCATCCGAACCATTAATGACATAAACATCAGCTCCTAATTGATTACATAATGCCTTTGCTACTGTAGTCTTACCACATCCAGCAGGACCAGCAAGCAGAAGATTTGGCACTTCTCCTTTATCTAGGAAATCAAGAAAGGTCTTCTTAATACTTTCTGGTAGAATACAATCTTCAATTTTCTTAGGTCGATACTTCTCAACCCAAAGGAATTCATCTCTCAAGATGCCCTCCATGCAACATAGAAAATATATGCTAATCCCAATAACATCATAAACGTAATTGGAAAGAATGGTATGACTGTAACTACATGAAGTATTTGAATAATAACAATACCATAAAATGCCCACATAATAGTCATACCAATCTTATTATGCCTACTTCCACGTTTATATGGATGGCAACCAGTGGGACCAGAATCCCACCCATCTTGCATATATTCTTTTGTGTCAATTTGTTTAGTCATTCCAATGACGGATTACTCCGCTAATAATAAAACAGTTAGTGATGAGATAAGAAATGAATATAAAAGTACGTACCAGAACAACGTAGTTGTCGTAGCGTTTAGTCTTTTCGTCAGAGAAACTACCCAGTGCATACTTCCATATCCTCCATAATTTAATGAGGGTCATACTTCTGAATTACTGAATAGACTATTACTAAACAGATCAGACCAATACAAATGATAGGTAAAATTAAATGCATTATACGTCACCTTCTTGTCTGTTTTCTGAGTGATGAACATCAAACTCACCACCAGGATATCTTGCTTTGAGTTTGTCTACATTCATCTCAATAATTTCATCGATTGTAGTATCAAGTGACATACATGCTTGAGCAACATACCACATAACATCTCCTAGTTCTCTCTTCATATGAAAAATATTATCTTCATTAACTGGTTTACCTTGGAAGACAATTTTCTTTACTACTTCAGTAAACTCACCACCTTCAGCACAGATACCAAGAGCAGCAGTTAAAAGTCTATGAACAGGAAGTCCATCACCACTTTCTTCTGATTGTATACCAAAGCATCTAGAATTAAATGCAATATAATCCTTTGATTCTTGAGATGTAACTGCATCTACAAACTCAGTATACTTTTCAGTATCAACTTGCTTACTCATTAAATTTAAATCCTGCGAATGATTTTTTAGGTTTCTTTTCCTCATGTGGATTATACTCCTCTTCTTGCCCACTGTCAACTATATCATCTTGAGCACTTTGCTCACAATCATATAATCTCATCTTGGCACGATCAATACCAACAACAAATCTCTTAAAGATAGTAGGATCATTATACCTATTCTTCAATTGCTTAACCATTATTTGATTCAACCCCTCCAACTCTTCTGTAGAAATAAGGGCAAACATAAGGTCAGCAGTAGCAGGGAGTCCAAAAGACTCAGAGGTGTCAGTAAGGTCCACATCAGAACTGCCGTACCCGCTACGAGTAGTTTGAGTGGCAGATACAATCGGAAGGTTCGCCTCAACTGCGAGACCCCGTAATTCTTCTGCGATTGCTTTGATGTAGGAATAGGAGTTGACATTACC